TTATAATCTTGAATTTTTAAAATTCCTGAGAATTCATTTTCCTGAATCTCTGAATCAATGCAATTTAATAAAAGTGTCTCGATTGTTTTTGACATTGTTAAAACCTCTGAATGAATTTGTTTATGAAAGAGTTTTTTAAACTCATGAACTAAGTATAAATGATTGCATAAATAAGTGTGAGCAAAATTAATAACCTTAACAATTTGAAACAATCCACAGGCTTTTCCACATTCGGAACATATGGCGAACTGTTAAGCGAGCCTTTACAATTTGTTGTAAAAAGGGATAAAAATAGGGTAAATTATTACATTTTCCAGGAATTTCTTTACATTTTGTTGTAATTTGTCCTAAAACGTGGAGAAAATCTCTGTCCAACGTACTGTCTTTGAGACAGTTCTACTAAAAACTTAACAATTAGTATAATTTGATACATTTGTTACAATAGTTCTTAATATTTACTTAATATTCTCAATAAATCTTTAATATTTCGCCAAATTTTGTGTGATTTTCTGTCATTTATCTTCACATACTGTAACAATGCCCTATATATGTTTCTTTTTTTGTTACAACGTAAACATTTGTGACGGTCGGGCCTGACACCTCCAAATTTTTTTACCCAAAATTGAGGTTTTTAAAGGTGCGATAGGGGGAGAATGTATAGAACTTAAAATTAAATCAATAGATCTACTAATTATTCAAAATGCCTGTTTCTCCACAGGATTTCGCTTTATATTCAAGGATGACTGGGGCAGCATTGCCTACAGATGTTGCAACTCGTATGCAAATGGCTCCTGATGTATATAAATTTACGAAAGACTTCGCAAAAAAACCAAATATTTTAGAGTCAGCTGGAAATTTAGTCACAGGTATAGGTAAAAACATTGGTATGGGGATGGCATTAGCTGCAGCCTCACCTGGATTTGTAAAAGAGCCCAATACAACTGCCGAAAACTATGATCAAACAGAAGTATCTAACTCAACTGCAAAGAAAGTTGTCAGAGAAGCAAAAAGACGTGGGTTTGAAATAACTGGTAGCACAACTGTTCCTGAAGTATTAGCTGCATCAGAGGAAAGCAGACCTGCATTTGGTCCAGTTTTTGACGAAGAAGTAGGTTTACCTGCAACTTCTGAAAAAGTTAAAGGTTTTTTAGATCAATTCCCATCTTTAGAAGGTAAAGAATCACCAAATATAGATCCAATTCTGGCAGGAGCGATAGACCAACGTTTATTACCGGAAGAGTTAATAGGGAGTGGTTTAGCTGGACCTGCTTCAACAATATCTGCTGGATTAAACCGTTTTGAACACCCAGACATAAAAGCAGATGGTGGAGAACACGATGATGATTTAGTAGGGGCAGGAAATTTTAAAACAGGGACTGCAATGACTCCAGAAACTGCAGTGACACCATCGGTTTCTGATAGAGGAGATAAATTTTTAGAAGATTTAACTAAAGAAGCTGTGGAAGCTTTAAGTGATCGAGATGTATTGATGGATAAACCATCTTTTAGTTACCCGACCACAAGAGCTGGAAGAAAAGAGGTGGGATTAACCGAAGGAGGAGATATCTATCAAATATTTCAAAAAGAACCAGAAAAAACTTACATAACCAGAGCAACTCCAAGACAGGCAGAAATGTTTCAAGAAATGTTACCAGACCATCTCACAGAGGACAAAAAGAAGACCCCTGGTGCCGGAGGGTTCCTAACTTCTTTCACAAATAAAACTTTTGATTTTTAATGTTAGATTTAATGTATTAAAGAAAAAATTATGATTAAGTTTTTACTCCCAATTGCAATCAACGTAATTAACAAAGCAGTTGATAAAATTCCTGAAGATTTAGATGATCTTATCAAGAAATTTGTTGTTTCCCTTTTAAAAAAGGCATCTTCTAAGACTGGTAACAAAGTAGATGATTTACTTGTTGCACAATTAGAGAAAGCACTTTTTGAATCCTAAGTATGGTCGTTGTAACTAATTTAAACAGAAGATTAAATTCACCAGCTGAAAAGGCAGTTAAGGAAGGGAAACCTATTGCAAAATTTATTACAGGACCTAAAGAGTCAAGGTCACGACAAAATATTTTTAATCCAGATCCATTTCAAGGTAAGTTTGATACAAATGTTAGAAGTGATGATTTTTATAAAGAATTTCCATTTAATTCAGCTCAAGATGCACAAGCTAAGATAGATTTCCTATCGACTTTCGGAGGCAATACTTTTGAAGACCCTAATATATCGGCAAGAGTTGATTCATTTATGAGTAAATACGACGGTATATACGGACCTAATACAACTGAAGGTAAAGGACTAGTTGAGCCTGATAGAATAGTGAAACCAGAGAATTTATCTCAGTTAACTTCATCACCAGCAAATAGTGGTAGTGGAGCTGCAGATGGAAATGTCAATGGTAGATTCCCAAGTAACTCGGTGGCAGTGTAATGGCAACTCCAGGTCCAGTAGTAAAAAAATTATTAAGAACAGCAGGTTCTCAACTAGGTGGTTATCTAGATAAAGCTTTGAAAATGGGTGGTGATGTTGGATCAGCGGTTGCAACTCAGGGTTTAAATTTAGGAATACAAGCCTTTGCACCTAAAATGGCTGGAGTACCAAATAAAGATAGATCTAAATTTTTAAGAACTGATGCACGGTCTTTTATTCCTCAAGCTGGTAAATTAGTTGGACAAGGTGCAACTATTGGAGCTGCATTTGCACTCGGTAGTCTTGCGGATCAACAGTCTAATAATACTCAGCCAATGCAAGGTGGAATGGAGGATTTCTTACAAGCTCAAGCATTGCAAAATCAAAAGTTCATGCACGAGATGGCATTAATACAAAATAGACAAGAATCAAGAACTCCAGGTGCCCAGTATGGTGGATCACTATATGACATGGCTAGAGCTGAAAAAGAAATTACTGATGCTGGAGAAATAACAAACAGAGAAGTACTTGGTGTAGCTAGAAGTATTTATGGAACAGGTTTCCGTGCATAGTGATTTTATAATTTTAAAAAAGGCATAACATTATGGCAAGGGGAACTAGGGGATCATCATTTAAAAAAGGTTTTGATATTTCTGGAGCTTTTGACGATAGTAATTTTAGTAAATCATCTCCTTATAATAGTTTCAACGTTGATAATAGTTTAGTAGGAAATTATGATGATTTTGGGCAATATAAAGATATATACGCTCCAGAAGAAAAATCTAATAACTTCTTACAAAATTTTCTGAATTTTAAATTACAAAAACCTGATGAGGATAGTACAGCAACAAAAATTGCTGAGGGTATATACAAATCCTATAGACCGAAAGAAAAAAGTTCACAAGAGAAGATTGCTGATTTAATTGCTTCGAGGTTGGGAGGATCTGGATCAGGTGTTCAAGATGTAGGAGGTGGATTGAGAATTGCACAAGCAACTGGTGGATTAAGACAGCCAATAGTAATACCAGGGCAAGAAGGCAGTGGTGGATTAGGAGGGCTTATAAAAGGAGCTGCAGGCGGATTTTTAAGTGGTGGAACAACAGGTGCAATTATTGGAGGTATTGGTGGTCTTTTTTAGTTAAATAGAAAAAAAATTAAAGGCAAAGAATAGTTAATTTAGAATATTGCTAACAAGAATTACAAAGATAGAGAAATGATTCCTTTGGCAGGCATGTTTTTACCAGCAATAAAAGCTGTTGGGGCAGCAAAGTTACCTTTATTACTTAGGTCCGCAGGTATAGTTGGAGGAGCTGCACCTAGTCTGATGAGAGGTGATTTAACTGGAGCAGTTATAGGTGGTGGATTAGGAGGACTAAGTACTTTAGGAATGGGAAATTTAGCGTCTGGATTAGCTGGGAAAGCAGGTCAGCTTGGAGGAGCAGCAGCAGCTAGAGGAGTGGGTCTTGCAGGTACTGGAGCCATGAGAGGAGGAAGTCTTGCTGGTAACTTAGCAAAACAGGCAGCAGCAGCAGAAATAGGTCAAAAAGTAGGAATGACAGCAGCACCAATTCTCGGAGGTCTAGCATTAGGAAGATTAGCTGGAGGAGTTGGAGCACCAGTAGCTAAAGGAGCTGCAGGATTAGCAGGATATGGAATAACTGGTGGAGAAGGAATGGTAGGACCTGCAGTACCTTATGGAATGGGACCATATGGAAATATAGGACCAACAGGTAATCCACTTGATGTTTTAAATCCTGTAGGTCTAGATGCAGGTAGAAGAACTAGAACTGTAAAAGATGCTGAAGCATTAAGAGATGCTCAAAATATAGTTCTTCCAACAGTACGTAAGTTTTCTGAGCAAGCTAAGAAAGATGATTTCGAAAGAAGTTTGGCTGCTGAAGGTATCAAGTCAAATATCTTGACTAATAGAGAGTTAACATTAGGATTAGCACGAGCTGCTAGACAATTAGGTACAACAGCTGCAGAACAGGCTGGAGCTGCTTTAACACAACAATATACTTACTAAGATGAACGATTTCCTTACTTCTCTACCATTTATTGGGCTTGATCTAGGTACTGGAACAAGAGGAATTGATTTGAACAAAGAATTTGCAAAAACTGTTAAAAAAAGTTCTCAAAAAATACCTCAAACAGTTTCTGAACTTGCAGAACTTGAGGGTTTAACTCAAAAAGGCACTTTATCAAAAATAGATACTACTGGATTAACACCAATATTACCTTCTGGTATGGATGCAGAAGTTGATCCTATAACCGGCAGACTAGTAGGTAAAGATAGACCGACAGCTTTGATACCAACTGTTGGGGCAAAGGTTATTGACTTTTTAACAGCAGGAATTTCTGATTTAGATAGACAAGGTGGAGGTATTTTTGGAAGAGCAACAGAAAACAAGAAGACTGGTCTTGGTGGTAAGCCAACAGATTTTTATCTAAGTAAAGCACAAAAAAATGCTATAAAAGATAGATTAACTCCAACTTCTTCTTCTTCTGGTGCGATACCTGATGCAGCAGGAATGTTAGATTTTTATGATCAAAATGCTGATCGTATAAGGGCTATAAATAAAAAATTAGGCAGAGGTGCTGCTCTTGATGAAGCTGCTAATTATGCTCTTACCGAGCCCATAAGACAAGCATTTCTAAATAAAGCTGCACAAGATGCACAAGATAGATTTATTTCAGGTAAATTTGCGTTAGAAGCCTTACCAGGTCAAATTCAAGAAAGAGTAGGGCAAGCTGCTTTAACTACTGGAAATTTAAGAAACAGTATGTCAAATGCTGCAGATGCAGCTACCAGAATGGCAAGTGTTGGATTGGGTCGTGCTTTTGGGCAACCATACTACAGAGTCTAGTTGATTTAAAATTAAAACAATAGTTTTTAGAAAAAAATGGGAAGAGGTTCTAGTCCAGCACCGCAAGTAATCCAAGCACCATCTAGTGATAAGGAAACCGAATTTACTAAAGTTCCTGATCAATCTTTAGATACACAAACTGCTTTAGATGAGGCAGCTGCTAAACAAGCAAGATTAAATATGGAGTTAGGAGCAGAATTAGATAGAACTAATGCAGAGTTTTTTACTGGTCAAGATCTTAGAAAAATACGAGGAACTGGAGCAGAAAATAGATTATCAACAATAACTGCAGGTGAACAAACAAGAAAAACAATAAGAACACAGGGTCAAGAAACTCGTGCTCAAACTGCAGAAACAGGTTTACAATACAGAAAAGGTTTAGAAACAGCAGGAGCACAGGATAGAGCACTTACTCGTGTAACTGGACAGGAATCAAGAGCCACTAGAGGAGAAGAGGGTAGACAGACAAGAGCAACTCAGGCTCAATTATTAAGAGGTCAGGAAAGACAAATAGGACAAAGAGGGATGCAAGAGAGAGCAGCTATAAGAACTTCAGGTCAAGAAACAAGAGATATAAGAAGAACAGAGGGTGCTGAAGAACGTTTATCTGAACAGAGAAGAGGCTTAGAACAAAGAGCAGGCATCAGAGAAACAGGTCTACAACAACGTGCAGGCACAAGAGAAACTGGTAGACAGCAAAGATCATTAACAAGAGTGACAGGTCAAGAAGACCGTGCTGGAACAAGAGTTAGAGGTCAGGAAGAGCGAGCAGGAATCAGAACCACTGGTACAGAACAAAGAGCTTTAAGGCGTACATCTGGTGAAGAGACAAGAGCCACAACAAGAGTAACTGGACAAGAGGAACGTGCAGGTATAAGAACAACAGGACAAGAGCAGAGAGATACAATAAGTCGTCAAGCTCAAGAGCTAAGAGCAACAGACTTGCAAAGAGAGATGTTCAGACGCTATAAAGAAAATAGAGATTTCGAACAAGCAAGAGGATCTTATAGAGTATGAAGAGATGGATTCAGTCTTTAAATAATAAAGATCGTGAATCATTTCTTGAATTTTGTAAAAAAACAGCTTCCCCAATACAGATATATTTATTTTCCCGATTTCTAGGATTTCAAGGGACGATAGTGGAATGTAATGAATGGTCTGAAAAAGAATTTAAAAAAAGAAATTTTCATTTAGTTTTGGAAAGTGAAATAGATAATATGCAAGATGATATTTCGAAATTGAGGCAGGCCATTGATATGGGTTTAGTTAAACAGGATATGGGTGCTGCAAGAATTGCGATGCTACAAAAAGAATTACGTGGAGCGATAAAACAATTAGATGATAAAAAAGTTTTAATGGATAAACAAGGATTAATTCTTGCTGGAGCTGATAGAGCCTTAAGAGAAATGTTATCTATTTTTAGAGATGATCCTATTGAAGGACCATTACAAGAAGCATCTATGGGCGTATGGACAAAAATACTTCAGGAAGAATCTTAAAAGAAAATACGCTATGCTACAAACATGGCAGGCACAAGTATTTATAGCGTCTATAGACGCACAGCTAGAGCAGCTGCAAAGCAACAAGTAGTTAAAAAAACTTCTAATGTAGATGTTGAAAAGGCTAGAAAAAATTTTGCATATTTTTGTGATGTTGTAGGGGGAAAACCTCCAGCTGAACATCATCTTGAATGGCATAAATATCTTTGTACAGGTGATGATAGTGTTTGTCTAAAAGGTATTGCCGGTCCGAATATAGATATACTTGCTCCAAGAGGATCTGCTAAATCTACAGTTTTAGGTTTATATACAGCTTGGTCTATTGGCATACATGCATTAAATAAAATGCCTTTGAAAATTTTATATATTTCTTATACCGTTGATGTAGCTAGACCAAAAAGTGCAGCAATAAAAAGAATTATTGAAGAAAGTAAAATTTATAAAGAAATTTTTCCAATGGTAAAGATTGCTAAGGGAATAAATTCTAATGAATATTGGAGTATAGATTGGAAATTTGCTGGCATAAAATCAACTGGTGAAGAAGAATTCAGTGTATGTTGTGCTGGATTGAAAGGTGCAGTTACATCAAAAAGATCACACCTCTGCATAATTGATGACGCAATAAAAAGTTCAGACGATATTAAAAATAAAGACATAAGACAAGCTATGGAAGATAACTGGAATGCTGTTATTGTTCCAACTATGTTTGAAGGTGCAAGAGCTATTTGTTTAGGAACTAGATTTAGACATGATGATATTCATAACACAACTTTTCTACCATCTGGTGGCTGGAGACAGATTGTCCAATCAGCAATCACTGTTGATGAAGAAGGTGAAGAAATATCTTATTGGCCTGAAATGTGGTCACTTGAATATTTAAGTGAAAGAAGAAGAACTGCACCAATTGCTTTCAGTTTCCAATATCAAAATCAAATTGTACAAACCAGTGAATTATCTCTTTCTCCAGACTTAATTGTTAAAGGAACTATATCTACAGAGTTTGATACTTTAGGAGTTGGAGTAGATTTATCTGCTGGTGTTAGAGAACAAAACGATTACACTGTGTTTGTAATGGGTGGAAGAGTAAAAGATAAAATTCACATCATAGATTGTAAAAGAGTGAGAGTTATGGGAAATTTAGAAAAATTAGAACTTTTAATGGAAATGATGGAGGAGTGGGGAATAATTCATAAAGATGGAAAAAATTATTTTCCTACAGGCAGTTCAATAGATGTTTGGTCAGAAGCTGTTGCATATCAAGCTTCATTAGAAGCAGATTTCAAAAGAATTTGTTTACAGGAACAAGGTTTATACAATTTAATTTGGCATCCAGTAAAAGGTTTCCGTGGAGATAAAGTTGCAAGATTTCGAGGAATTATGGGACTTTTCGAACAAAGAAAAATTATTTTTAACAAGTATAGAAAGATGGGTCATTTGACAGATGAGATCATAAATTTTGGCGTTAGCTCACATGACGATTGTGTAGATGCTTTAGTGTGGCTATGTAATGGGTTAATGACTCGTGGAAAACTTGAGTTAGAGTATTGACCAATTAAACTATTAGTATCAACAAACAATGGCAACAACGTATTACAAAATTGAATTAGAGCAAGATGCTTACGGATCTGCTGTAATTCCTCTTCCTGATGAGCTATGCCATGATCTGGCACTTGAACCTAACGAAAGGTTTGAAGTAGAATGTGAGGGAGATGTGATCACATTAAAACGTGTTCACGCTGGATACACCATTGATCAGTAAACTGGGTTCTTAATCTAATGAGTGAAAGTAATAGCAAATCTGTTCTGGAGGATATGATCAAATCCGTCATCACTAGGGACGGTAAGGGAACTGCAGACACCATGCTAATTAGTTCTCATTTATCCCAAATGAAGATGTTTGGGATTAGACAAGGTGTTGAATATTATCCGTTTCAAGATAATCTTGGAACTCAAAGATTTGATTTTATTCAACAGGTAATTAAGTTTAATCAGTTGGATGCCAGATTAGATGCAATATGGGACAGATTTCTAGTTTATGGAAAAGGATTATTTTATATAAGACCAACAGAAAAATCTTATAGACTTTATTGGTTTAACAAAGATTCTTATAGAACTTATTACACTCCAGAGGGAGAACTAGAAGAAGTAATTATTATCTATCCTTACAAGGTAAGATCATCTAAAGGTTTTTCTGGGGTTGGTTTAAATACAGATAAAAGATATATGAGATTGAGAATAACTGCGAAAGAGGTAGAAGAATTTCATAGCGAGCAAGAAATAACATTTGAACAAGAGAATATAAATTTTGCAACCTTTGATAAAAAAGTTGTAGAAAACACTATGGAATTTATTCCATGTGTAGAAGTATTTAACAACCCAGATGCTTTTGGAACTGACGGAGCAGGTGAGTTTGATTTCTTATCAAATCAAATTGTTGCTCACGATGAAATGGTTAAAAATATTAGAGCAAACTTATCATTCTTTGGTAATCCAACTTTATTATCTTCTCGACCAAAACAGGACATCGTAGAGAATGATGATAATGCAGTTCAAAGACCTAGCATATCAAGTCAGTCTGGATTTGCTTCAGATGTTAATCTGTTTAGTTCTACATACAAATCAGATCCAGTAACAAGATCTCCTGCTGGTTACAGCGGAAGGCCAGGATCTGGTATGAGAGTTCCAAGAGTTATTGCTAATTTAGAACCTTCAGATCGTGTAGGATTTATAACTCCTAATCCTGTTGGTTCAGATCAAGCTAGATATACAGAACAATTACGAAGTGAAATTAGATTAGCTCTAGGAGGTATTGATGATCTCAGTATTACTAACGTAACAGCGACTGAAATTAAATCAGCATATGGTCGAGTAAGTGCTACTGCTAAAAAGAAATGTTTACAGATTTATACTTACGGAATTTGTAGATGCTTCGAATTAATGATTTTCCATGAAGAACAAATTTTCAGAAAATCACTTGCTTTTGCTGCAGGGTTAAAATTACCTGTTCCTCCAGAAGATATAGAAGATCCAAAACAAGTAGAAAAATTTGAAAAACAGAAAGCAAAATACGAACAAAAATTACAAGCAGCTGTTCAACAGGCTATAGAAACACAAGAGATTCCAGATGGAGTTGTAGGGCTTGCTCCTGATGGTGATAGAACGGTACTTTGGAGATGGATGGGTCCTGTGTACGAAGATACGGCACAGGATAAATTAAACCAATCTATCTTTACCAGAAACCTTCAAGAATTGGGGGTTGATAGTATAGAAGCACTGAAGTATTTATTTCCTTCTAAAACTGATGACGAAATTGCTGGGATGCTTTCCGGTTTTCCATTCAGAATGGTAGGAGAAGTACAGAGGGCGTATTCATCATTTATTGATCTAATAAATCAAGAAATGAGAACTCCACATCCTCAGCAGCCCAACCTACCAATGGCAGCAGATCCACGTCTTGATCTCACTCCATTTTTATATCGAACATTAGAAAGTTTACAAAAAGAGGTAACTTATGCAGGACGCTACCGCAGCTCAGACCCAATCAGCACCCCAAGTATCCCAGACCCCACAGACCAGCTACGTGGCTCCTCAGACAGCAGCCCAAGCACCTTCCGTGGCGACTTCCCCACAATGGGTGGCTCCACAGACAACACAAGTGGCACCAGCACCACAAGTGCAAGCCCAGATGGGGGTTCAGGGTCTCCAATCAACCCCTACAGCGTACAGCCCCCAGCCACAGCAGGCGACTCCACAAGCGGAGAACCCATACAAGGACGCATTCAACAGGGTAGTGGGTCTCCTGAGTTCTCCAGTCCAATTCCCGTTCCAGGGTCAACAGTCTCAAGCGACACCAGCAGTAGACCAGGGCAACTACGGATACCAACAAACAACCCAGTACAGCAATCCGGCTCAGCAGACTTATATGCCTTTGAGCAACAGCAACCAGGGGTACTCCAACAGCTCTTCCCAAGCTTCTTCGGAAATAACAGACCAGCAGCTCCTAGCAAACGGAGTAAGTGAAAATAGTCTTGAAGTAATCAATCATTTTGGTGCTGATGCTCCTGCTATTCTAAATAACTACGCTTGTCAGATTGAAGATTCATTAATAACAACTAATCAGCAATTAAGTGAAGCTGTAGGTCTATTACAAGAAATGTCACAAGAGCATAAAGCTTATGAACAGATCTTGACAGATCCTGATGTATTGGCTGATTACACATGTGAGTTCTTTGGACCAAATGGCCCATATCCAGTAGAAGAAGAGAAACCAGCTTATGGTGCTCAGCAAGCTCCTACATATGCAGGTCAGCAATTCCAGAATCCACAAACTCAAGCTCAAGCTCAAGCTCAGGCTCCTGTAAGACCAGATATGCCTGTACCTCCAGCACCACAGACTCCAGCTGATGCTGGTGATTTCTGGAAGGACTTCGGAGGAGCTGCAGATAGAGATCCACAAAACGCATGGAGATATCTAAATGCTGCTCAACAAAATCCTGAAGTATTCCGTCAGAAACTTCTTGTAATGGAGTAAAGCTAAAAGGGGTGGGCTTCCACCCCATTTTATTTTTTGATATGAAAAAGAAAAAAAGCACAACTGAAAAAGCTGATCAATTTTTATCAGGATTAGGAACTGCTGGCGGAGCTATTGGTTCTCCTCAGTTAATTGGTTTCGGTGGTGCAGATGTTCAAAAACAAGTAATGTCTGGAAATATAGATGAGTATGCAAGTATAAGAATGAGACAGGGGGATACAAGAATAGGAGAATCGGCTGCCATGCCATCTGATTTAGATTCATCATATGTGAAATTAAATTTACCGGGTTCTCCTTTACCAACTAATGCTTTATTAGCTTCAGGGAATTTGATAAATGCTCAGCAAACACAAGAAATGATTAGATCTCAAGAACAGATGTTTTTAGCACAATATTTACCTGCTGCAGGATTAAGTCAACTTCCTGTAGGTCAGCCTCCATTAGAATCAGAGAAAGGCAAGAAGTAAATGGAACACAAAAAAGCTAAAAAAGCAAAAAAAATGGCAGAAGAAGCCATGAGAATGATGGCTATTGAAGAGCAAATGGCTGAAATGTCACAAGCTGATTTACAACCTGCAGATGGATATATTAACCCAATGGGGAGAATAGGAACTGTACCTCCTTCTACATATTCACTTGGAAATATGTTAAATGGAATTACAACTCAGTCGGTAATAAATCCAGAAACTTAAATAAGTAGAATATTAAGTCAATTTATAATTGTAACTAATGGAATTTATTTTCCAGTATTCAGAGCACATTCAGTGTTCGCAATCAGCAAACCTAGCTGAAATTCAAAAATGTTTATAGATAACGATTTTCCGAAGCTGCTGGGTGCCGAGTTATATAGACCACATCCTGCGTATATCGTAGAAATGGCTTCCGAGCCAGTAGTGGTACATGACTTCACCAAGCAGCCAGGTCAGACCGTTCAATTAGATCGATACCGCTTTTTTGGTAATCCAGGTACTAAGACTTCTAGAGAGAGGACTCAGGATCAGACTATCGGAACAGCAAACAGCAGATCTATCGTAAAGGACAAGGTACTTGTATCTCTTAGGGAATATACAGGACCTGCTGACCCTAACAATTCAAATCTTCCTAGCACATTTAAAATTGCTAGAGAAACCCTAATGACAGCTCAGCGTTTACTGCTTGATACTGGAAACTTAAATATGTTTCATCAAAGCATTGGATCGTTGACCTTGTTAGACGATTACCGTAGGTGGAGAGACAGAGTATTCATTGATGAGCTATTCAAATCTGAATCTCGTGGTGCTGCATCTGATACACAGGGTGGTTACTACTATCCAAATGGTAAGACAAAATCTAACTCAACAACACTAAACTCATACTCTGCTACAGAATATGCTTCTGAGCGTTTCAAGTTTAATGTAAAGACTGACCTTCTTGAGGTAGTTAAGAGTCTAAGAAAGCGTCACGTACCTGTATTCGCAGACGGATATTATCGTTGTATAGCTGACCCTTCACTAATGAAGGATCTCAGAGCAGATCAAGGCTTCCGTGAGGTAGCTAGATATCCAGGAATGGGTCAAGGTTCACCTTTAATGGGTGCAATGGGTCCTAACCAAGCCATTTATGGTGGTGGTCAGTATGGACAGGCTCAGTTCGTAGCTGGTGAACCAGTTATGCCTTCTGGATTCGTATTTGAAGGAGTAAGATTCTTTGAATCTACAAACTTCCCATCTAAAACAATTACGGTCGATATTGGAGATGGAAATGGAGCTGTATCTAAGACAACTCCAGCAGGACTATTCTTTGGTCCTCAAGCTATCGGTGTTGGTATCGGTGGTCCTAACGCTCAAGTTCTAATCAATAACAATGATGACTTCTCAAGATTTATCATTCTTATATGGCAATTATATGCTGGTTTTGCGAACTTGAATAAGGACTTCATTACCACTGCCTTCACAATTACAGAGTAATAGGAGGTATTAACTAATGGCAACTTACAAGAGTGACGCAGGAGCAATCCTACAACCCGGTAATCAGATCAACAAGCTATCCGCATTTAACCATGAGGGTGTACTTGGTTGGCCTGGAATTGAACTCTTCGAACAGATTGGTTATGTAAAAGTAACTAACTTATCAGCTGCTCAAGCTAGTAACAAGAGTTTTAGTATCACTGTACCTTCTCCAGATAGAAGAGTAAGTGACAGGGTAAGAGATGACCGCACAAGTTTAGTGGTCAAAGCAAGTTCAGATAGACCTGCATATGTTTATGGAGCTTCTATAGCTATTGCACAAGACGTACCTTCTGGTGGTCTTCCTAGCTTCCCAGCATCTCCTATAACAGCAGATCTTGGAGGTACAACTGGTGAGATCCTATTACTAGGACCTGACAATGGTGGTGCTCCACTCGGTGTTCCTTCATCACAGCTAAATGGTTTAGCAGCTGCATCTAGTTCTATAAGTGCATCAGGCTCACTATTTGCTCAAGGTACATCAGATACAACAACTGGAGATTTTCCAGCTTGGACATCTGTGACTAGCACAATAGCAGCAGGTGATGCAGCTAATTCCATGATGTACAAAGTAACAGCGGATACTACTTTTAAAGTGTATAACTTAAACGCTATTGCTAACACTACAATCACTGGTGATGGAGTATTCATCTCACAAGCTGATTCAGATGCAGGTAGAGCAGGTTATATCGTATGTAGAGTCAACTACTTACGTCCAGCTGCTGCTGTATCTTGGAGTGATGTTTCTTCTTTCGTGGATTTTGCTTCACAAGTAGGCGGAACAGATTCATAATCTATATCTTTATAGAGTTACCAAAAGGCGAGTCTCTCGACTCGCTTTTTTATTGTCAATAAAAAATTATTAAGGTAAGCTAAATTAGAGGAAAGCAATTTTAATTATGCTATATCAACACAAAGTAACTGGTGGTTTAGTTGAGAAGATATCTCAGCACGGAGAAGGAATCTTCATGGTCGTGAATGCGAATGATGAAGTGGATTATGTTCACGAGGATGATTTAATTCCTCATATAGATGCAACTAATGAAAAAATAAGAACAGAGGAAAGATTAACTGCAGAACTAAAAGCTACTGGTGATAAAACTGCAAAACCAACTAATAAAGAAACTTTTCCTCTTGATAGACGTTTGAATATCAATACTGCTAGTGCAAGACAAATAGCAGATAGTCTACCGGGTGTAGGTTTAAAGACAGCAAGAGATATAAAAGATTTACAAACAACGATGACAGGAGAGAGATATACAAAATTAGAGCAACTTAAAGGAATTAAAAGAATTGATTGGGATGCGATATTTAAAGAGAACTTAGTGAGAGTAGACTAGTAACAGGTATATTTTACTTGTTTGAATGAAGCTCGATACCTTTTTACAATCAAAAGTACGTTGGCATTTAGGTTATAACATAACTTCCATACCAGCTGGTGACCAAGCTCGACTAGAAGAAGCACTTAATAATGTTCAGGATTCTTTTTGGGTAAGTAAAATAGTAGAGCAAATAGGTAGGTGTGATGAAGCTGAGAAAAGAACTGATATGACTGGTAGTATTAACAATAATAATATTCCAAAAAATAGAATAGAAAGTATACTTGGTGATGTTGACCGTACTGTATCAACTTCTGATTTTAGACAAACTTTAAAAACTTGGACGGAAATTTATATTTATGAGACAGATAGGCTTGCAATGCATCTCTACGTGCCCAATTACCGCAATCCAGAGCAGGCTAGATATAGATTTAATAGAGAAGGTGCAGAATTTATACAAGCTCTCCCTGGACCAGCTGACGTTGCTGTAGGGACACGGTTATTCTTAGAATCAAATCACAGGTAAATCACAATGGCAATAAATCACTTTCAAGATACAATATTTTTTACTGATGCCACTCTAATTACTCCCGGAGATGGAACATCTTTACAAGTAGCTTTAAACAGTTTTTTCGCTACAAAAAGTTATACTCTTATGGTTACGGTTACCGAAATTGATACTAATGTTGTTGTCCGTTTAGATGGAAGCATCGATGGAACAAACTATGCTCCAATTATTTCAGCTCAAACTATAACTTCAAATGGAACTTATGCATATAGTGTTTCGGATAGGCCAGTTAAATATATAAAAGGTGTGTTTGTAAGTGAGTCTGGTGGAGATAATTCTGCAACAGTCACCTTTAATTTAGCTGCTTTATAAATGCCTGTTTTACCTAGAACACAACTTGGTTATACATTAGGTATAAAAAGAGATAAGAATATTTATGGACAGGGAGAGAAGATTGCTAGAAATCCTTTTGAGGAAAGTAGAGGGCGTACTAGAATGGCAGGTGACAGACGAGTAGATATCTTCACCGCAGAAAGGGATTACATGAGAGCCCCAACTGTTAGAGGAGATTACCTCCCTAATCGTTTTGTAGCATCTGTACCTGTATCTAGATTGGAGAAAACTGATGGCTAAAGGAAAAATGCCTCCCCAGCTTCTTGAATATTTTAAAAACAAAAACAAGAAGAAGGAAGATGGCAGTGGTGAAAAAATGTCTGATAAAGAGAAACGTAAAGAAGCTTTAGATAAAGCTAGAGATGCTAAAAGTAAAAAAGGGAAAAAAGAAGAAAAATAGGAAAAAAACCTTCCTATATAATTAAAGTAAGTTTCTTAAAAAGTAAAAGTGTCAAGTAGTAGTTCAAACAAACAACCTTTAATGGTGGATCGCCCAGCAACCGCTTCCACATTATGCACGGTTTCTTCGGGTCAATCTTTTCTAACAAGTTTGATACCTACATCAGTTGGTGGAGCTACAAAAGTATTTGATGTTGATTCAGGATTGACAGATACTGCAATTAGTGGAGCGTATATAGACGAAATATTTTTTAGATATACAAAAAGAAGTCTTCAGGCTATAGATTCTTCAGCAGTTACAGCAGGTACATACTCTGCAGATAGCACTACTTGCACAGTAACAATAGCTAATGGGCATAATTTAGAAATAGGACAAAATGTATTTTTAGATTTTTCGACATATAGTTCAGGAACTGTTCCAAAAGATGATACTTTTGAGGTAAAAGACACAACTAACTTTACTTCTACAACATTTGATGTTGATATTCCTTCGTTAAGTGGACCAATTACAGGTAATGTGAATGCATCTTTGCCTACTGATTTTTGTTTTTATCTTGTAAGTACTGGAACAGTAACAAACGTAAATCAATTTTTCCCTTTATTTGTAGCAAGTATAGATTCTAGTCAGCAATATTACAGTTTAACTTTAAATGAGATACTGCCTCTCATAAATCATCCTACTGTTCAAGCTGGATCTAATTTTGGATCAGGTAATAATGAAATAGCTCCAAAACAAAGAGGTTTAATGTTAAAGAGAGGACAAGCTTTGTATGTAGCTGCGAGTGGAGCTACTGCTTTAACAAATGGATTTTATTGTAATATACAGGGCGGTTTCTATTAAACATAATGGCATTCGAAATAAGAGATTTTGGTAAATCGTCAGATTTCGATTTTAATAAAAAATTTAAAAATTTTGATAATAAACCAAAAGACCCAAGTATTTATCCAAGAGGTTCTGATGGTTATGAATTAGAAAGCGAAGTAAAGTTTTATAATCAAGATTCTTTGTGGACTAGATGGAGAAGAGGATACGAACTATATGTAATGATGCAAACGATATTAGGATCTACTTCTAAAGAAAGAGATAAAAGAGGAGATTACAGATTATTTTTTACATTTCAACAGTTTCCCGGAGTTTTTATTCCTGCAAGAATATTTACTTTTCCCTCAAAAAATAAAGAGTTAGGTGAACATGTTTGTGGAATGAGAGATACAGATGGATTTAGTTTTTATGATTTTGGATTACCAATACTTGCTGTAAGATATTTAGCACCTTCAGTAGATGCAACTTATCAACAAAGCGGAACAACTTTAACTGTAACTAAAACAGATCATGGATTATTTCCCGGTGACGATGTTTTCTTAGATATTTCTACTGGAAATGCAATAGATGAGACTTTACAAATTGTAAGTAAAACACAGAATACATTTACTGTTACAGCGACTAATTCTCTAACAACTTCGGGTGATGTTACATATCACAATTCAACAGCATTTAATGACACAAGATGGAGATTTGTGAGAGTTCAATTGAGAACTTTACCTACAGAGGTAGCTTTTCTTGCTGGTGAAAGAATGGCAGATCGAATAATTGAAAAAGACCCCGGAATTTCTTCTACATATACAAGGTCAGGTTCCGAGGTAATTGTAACTTGTAGTTCAGTACATGGATTATCAACAGGTAATAAAGTGTTTTTAGATGTTAGTACTGGTAATGTTTCTTCTGGAAGATATACAATAGAAGTCACATCAAGTACTGAGTTTAAAGTTACTACAATAACAAGCGGAACCACTTCAGGAAATCTTACTTTAAGTAGATTACTAAGAGGATTTAGGTATGATGATTATGTTGGATATACAGTTACAGGATCTGATGCAAATACTAATGAAATTATTTTTCAAAAGAAAGATAGTTATGGAGCAAAAACTGTAGATACAATTGCTAAAACAACAGTACCAGCTCATAGAGGTTTTGCAGTAGGTAGATTTTTAACAACAGAATTAAGATGGAATTGTTCGTGTCAGGATTTTTCTAGAAGAGACAGTTATGATTTATTTAAAAGATCAAATAATTCAAGATTTCCTGTTACTCCTATAAGAGATACAAAACCCGGAAATGTTTTACAGCCAGATGGAACGCTGAGTGATGAAAGAGATATACCTGGTACTTTTAGAGATTTAGGTTATGTAACTATAAATAATTTTTATGAACTACCAGAATATGAAGATGAAAAAGAAAATTCTTTTCAAAATTTACAATATTATCAGCTCCGTTGGTGTAAACATATTTACGCAGCTATGTGGTCGTTAGTTCATGATGAAGGTAATGAGCCATTAAAATTAGCAGCAAAATATTCTCAATCAGGAGTAAATATAACTGTAAACTTTGAAGAACATAATTTAAATAAAAACGATAAAATTCAATTAAATTTTACAAGTGGAAATGCTATTTCTGGAGAATACACAATAACTGATGTACCTGACCCAAATAGTTTTGTTGTTATTTATCCATTTGATGAAATAACAAGTGGTTATGTAACTGTTGAAAATTTAAAAAAACATGAATACGTAGGAGCATGGTTATTAGAACCTAGTGATAAACCTGTAGGCAAAGGTCTTGAATCGTGGGAAAGAAATTGGAGAAAAGAACAAGAAAAACTTAAAGAATCTGCAGAGATATTTGCTCTATATAATCGTTCAACAAAATGGGAAGGAAATAAAGAAATTATTGGTAACTTTAACAATAAACAAAAAGTAGCTAATTTTGATCCATCTGTTGTAGCTATGACATTAACAGATAGTTTAAAAAGAGATGCAAAAGGTGGATTAGATAGATCTGGAAAATCTTTAAATACAACAAATAGAATGATTGCAATGGTAAATAAATTATTTAATAAATCTCCAACAGTTCTAGATGATATAAAGTTTGGAATTATAAACAAACCTCTTATTGAATTCACTGATATTTTTGAATCAGGATTAATTAATTCAGGTGATTATATAAATGGTGAGCTTGTTGATTCTTCTGAGAACACAAGTAATCTTGATGCAAGTACTTATAATCCAGATACTAATCAGGATACAGTAGTAGATGCAGGATTATATATAAATGTAGAGAGCTAATTATGGCAGTACAAATTCAAACAAGAAGATCAAGCACAGCTCATGACAGACCTTTCCCTACACGATTAGGAACTGGTGAGTTAGCTTTAAATAATAATGATGTAAGCCCTGGATTATTTTTCGCTGATAATACAGCCTCACCAAGTACAGGATTAATAAAAGTAGGTCCTGTGCATATTGGTAATACTGCACCAAATAGTTCTGCAACTGGATTTACATCATCAAGCAAGGGTGAGACTTGGCTAGATACAGCAAGCACTCATATTTTTAAAATTTTTGATGGAACATCATTTCAATCTGTAAAAGCAGTAGCATCAGTATCTTCTGGACAACCTGCTAATCCAGTTGATGGACAATTACATTGGGATACATCTGGTGGTGGTAGTGGGGTATTAAAAATATATCTATCTTCCAGTTCTGCTTGGGTTAATGTCTAATTTGTGTGATTTAACAGATGATCTAAAATTCTATCTAATTTAGTATGTACACCTTGCATTTCTCTTAAAAAATCTTCTTTTAAAACATAATCGTGAATTACACTGTTTTTTAAATCATCTACTTCTCGTTGAATTTTATCAAATTTTCTATCTAATTTTTTATTGAAATTACCCAAAGCCCTTGATATACCAGCAAAAGCTCCGATACTTCCTGAAATAATAGCAGCTATGACTTGAGGTTCCATACTTTTATTATAATGGTAGGCACAGTTTAAAATAGATAATTATATATAATTAACATGGCAACAGGATACGAACCAAATATACAAGGAGCTATCTCTGTATTAAGAGACTTGATGGTAGCTAATAGTGTGAATATGACTCGTGAACCATACGATCCTAATTACAGAGGATTAGTGGATGCAGTTATTGATTTAAAAGAAGGGTTTACAACATTTGCTCCTGCCAAAGTTACTTTTAATGCTATTGCTTTTGAGGATATAACGGAAGGTGATGCTTTATATATGAGAACAAGTGATGGTCAAGTAGGAAAAGCTAGTGCTGCAGACGGAAGTATAGAAAATGCATTTGTAATTGGATTTGCAAATATTTCTGGTTTAGCAAATGAAACTATACAAGTTGTCGTAGCTGGTTTGAAAGAGATTTCAGGTTTAAACGCAGGGGATTTATTCTTTTTATCTCCTACAACAGCTGGTGCAATAACTGTAACTCCTCCTTCATCCGCAGGTCAAGCAGTCGTAAGAATAGGTGAAGCTGCAAGTACGACTCAATTGTCTATTCAAATTGAACCTCCAGTGAAATTAAGCTAATGTCTTATCAACCTTATCCCCCTAATGCTCAAGGTTTTACTGAGTCATTAATAGATTTAAAAACGAATTATCCAGGACAAATAACTAATAAAGTAAACGGATTTGAAGCAGAGGCTTTTGAAAATGTAGTTCAAGGTGATGCTGTTTTCTCAAGAGCTAGTGATGGAAAATTAGGAAAAGCAATAGCAAATGATACCCAAGATAAGGCAAGAGTAGTTGGTTTTGTAGAAACAACTACGTCTGCAGGTAATTTAGTCCGCTGTATTGTAGAAGGTGTTACTCCAGTAACACCGTTAGAAGCTGGTAAAAAATATTTTTTATCAGCTAATTCTGCAGGATCAATAACAAAAAATCCTCCAGTAAACTCAGGACATTATGTTACAAGAGTAGGACAAGCTGCTACTACTGCTTCATTAATAGTAAAGACAGAACCACCTGTTGAGTTAAGTTAACAATTTAGTGGGATTAAAATAAATATAAATAAGTTCTTTTGAACGAGAATCTAATCTAGATATAAGATGGCAACTAGAAAATCATTAGTGCTTGTTTCAGGGCTTTTTGAGGAGTTAGATTCATCTTCTGATAAATTAGATTTTGCTGGTAATACAACTGCAGATTTAACTGAAAATACTAATCTTTATTACACTGATACAAGATCAAGAGCTGCTGTTTCTGTAACTGATTCTGGGGGAGATGGTAGTCTTTCATATGACAATTCAACAGGAGTAATTACATATACAGGACCTTCTGCATCTGAAGTAAGAGCACATATTAGTGTGGCATCTGGATCGGGACTTACGTATAACTTTGGTACTGGAGAACTAGGGACAAGTGCAATACCTAATGCTCAACTAGCAAATTCATCTTTAACAGTAGGAAGCACTTCTATTAATTTAGGAGCTACTGCAACAACGATTGCAGGTTTATCTGCTCTTACTTCTACCACTTTGACTGCAACAACTCTAATTTCTGGAGTAGCAGACGCTGCAAATGCTATTTCTATAGCTGGTGGAAATATAACTTTTGAAGGGTCAAGTGCTGATACTGACGAAATAATATTAACAGCAGCTGATGCATCAGGTGGAGATAAAACCATAACTTTACCTAACACGACTGGAACTGTTGCATTAACTAGCGATATTGTTTATCCAGTTACTTTATCAAATTCTGTCACATTAACAAATAAAACATTAGCTCTTGGTTCTAATACAATATCTGGTACAACTGCAGAGTTCAATACTGCATTAACTGATAATTCGTTTGCTACATTAGCTGGTTCTGAAACTTTAACAAATAAAAGTCTTACTGCTCCAACTTTAACTGGGTCTTCTACTTCTGCTGGTAGCATAATTTTTAAAGAGGATACAGATAATGGAACAAATTCAGCAACACTAGTAGGACCAGCTTCTACAGCTGATGTGACAATAACATTACCGGCTGAAACAGGCACAGTATTAACATCTGCTTCTTCAATTGCTAATAGTAATCTTGCAAATAGCACAATAACTATAGGAAGTTCTTCTGTTGCATTAGGCTCCAGCCAAACTACATTTACTGGATTAGCTTCAATTACTTCAACTGCTGTAGTAACAAACGACAGTGGATTTAGAGTTAGAAATAACAGCGACAACACAAAAGTAGTCGCACTTGATTGTTCTGGAATTACAGGAAGTACAACAAGGACACTAACAATACCTGATCAGGACGGAACAATTGCTTTAGTCGGAGGCGGATCGACTGAGTTTGCAGATGATGTTTTCAGAGTTACTGACAATGGAGATTCTAGCAAAAAATTAGCTTTTGAATGTTCTGGAATTACAGGAAGTACAACAAGAACCATGACTGTCCCTGACAGTGATGGGACAATAAGTACGGAGAGTTTTGCTACCGCAATAGCAGTAGCGTTAGGATAGTATTATGGCAACTCAAGTTCAATTCAGAAGAGGAACAACAGCTGAGCACAACAATTTTAGAGGTGCTGATGGAGAAGTAACTGTAGATACTTCTATAAAAACTGTTGTAGTACATGATGCAGTAACATCAGGTGGATTCCCTTTATTAAGACAGGATGCTTCTAATTCTCAATTAGAAAGAGGTTCTACTACTAATTGTGCTTTAAAATTTGCTGGAGATTTTGATACAGGGATTATAAGTCCGGCTTCTGACGAGTTAGCTTTAGTTACTGGTGGGTCAAGTCGTCTTACAATAGATTCTAATGGAGCTGCGACCTTTACAGGTAATGTCCAAATTAATGGACAATTATCAATTACTGGTACTGTAAACTCTGAGGAAAACTTAGCACTAATTATTGCTTTAGGATAATATGGCAAACACCTTCAAAGTCGATACGAAATCAAGTTGTGTAACTGATGCACATAGCAGCACTAATGCAAATGTTTTAACAGCCGGTAGCTCTGCGACATTAGTTCTTTTGAGTATATTAGTTTCCAATAAAACAGCATCTAGTGCTGATGTAGATGTTTTTTTAGTTACTAATACAGGAGATGATGTATTTCTTTTAAGAAATGCCCCAGTGCCAGCTGGATCTTCTCTTGAATTAATTAGTGGATCGAAAGTTATTATGGAATCTAATGATATTTTAAGAGTAAGAACTGATACTGCAAGCACTCTTGATGTAGCTATAAGTTATTTAGAACAGACCTAAAATGGGATTATCAGTTAATAATGATCTTGTAACTTTATCAAATAATTTTGAAAGTCTTAAAGCGAAAGTTGAGGCTATCGAAATTATAGTTTACGGTGAAAGAGTTTTAGAACTAGATGATTCTACTTGGGAGAATATTAGAAAAAAACGAGATTATATTTTAAAATCTACAGACTGGACTGTCACTCCGGGTTGTTCTGTTGATCAGGCTCAGTGGTCTGCTTACCGACAAAACCTTAGAGATATACCTCAGACATATACTGTAATCACTGATGTAGTTTGGCCTAATCAGCCATCTACATTAGGACCTAATAGTTAGAAAGTCCCATATTTACTAAGCTTAAAATGATTAAAGAAATTAAGAAGAATTCTGGATTAATCTGCTATGCCATATATTGGAAATAATATTCGTTCTGCTGATGATTACAGATTAATTGATGATGTAAGCAGTAGTTTTAACGGAAGCACTACGAGCTTTCCTTTACAAGTTTCAGGAGTTTCTCCTTCACCTTTTCCAAAATCACCACAACAAGTTTTAATATCTGTAAATGGTGTTGTTCAGGAACCTGATCCCACTGGAACTGCAGGATTTAATATTGTCGGAAATAATATAGTTTTTAGTTCAGCACCAGCAAATGGACAGGCATTTTTTGGAATAATATATGCAACAGCTGATTATATAAATGCAGGAGGAACATTTCCTACAGGAACAAGTAATCTTCCATCTATAACTTTTACTTCAGATGTAGATACAGGATTATACAGAAAAGCATCTGGTACTGTTGGATTTGTTTCAGATGGCACTGAAGTTGGAAGTTTTGATAGCAATGGAATTAATGGTAATGCAATGAATGTAACAGGCACTGTTACTGCAAATGCTTTTTCAGGAGATGGATCGGCCTTAACGAATTTACCATCGTCAGGTGGTACGGTTGGACCAGGTACTGAACAATTATTTGTTGAAGCTGAAAATCAATTAGATGCTAGCTTTGCAACTACAACAGGTAAAAATTATATTTCTGCTGGACCGTTGACTATTGCTTCTGGTGCTGTACTTACTATTACTTCTGGCTCTACCATGACTTTCGTTTAAAAGTTATGACAAATCTAAATACAAATGAAATCGAATCTACTTCTACCAATACAAATGTAAAAGTAGAGGTAAAAGGGTCTGATGGAGGATTAGAAGTTAGAGGAGCAGGAGGAAATGATGGGGTTTTACAGCTTAACTGCAGCACACAAAGTCACGGTGTTAAATTAAAAAGTCCAGCAAATAGTGCTGGTCAAAACTACACGATGATTTTGCCTGATAATCAAATTGAAGCTGGTAAATATTTAAAGGTGAAAAGTGTAACTGGCACAGGAGCTGATGCTGTAGGGCAATTAGAATATGCAACTGTTGCAGCAGCAGATCTCTCAAACTTAGACGCAAGTAACATAACATCAGGTACTTTGTCTAGCGATAGATTTACGCTCCCAGCTTCTTCAGGAGCCGGATTAAAATTTATTCAAAAACAAACTGTCAGCTCTAATAATACTATTACTCAGATAGATTTTACATCACTAGATTCTAATTCAATGTATAAGATTGTAGGTAAACGTGTGAAAGCTAATGGTAGTCAAGTCTTACATATGCAGTGGTTAGATAATACGAGTAATCCATATTATGGTTCATTTTTAAAAAATACTACTTTTCAAAATCAAAGACCAAATAATTACTATAGTCCTTATGCTCATTATATGAATAGTACTTCAGCAACCAATATTAATATGGCAGCACATAGTTACAGTACTCATACTCATCACGGTTTTATTGCAGATTTACATACAGGGCGTGGTAGTGGTTATGGTGCTCGTGCTGGTAAACCTTGGTTGATATCTATAGGTATGTATCCAGGTGCACAGCATAATGGAAACGTAGTAAATGCCTCTTTTGACAATGGTCAAGGTGAGGTTCGAATCTTGCATGGAATACGATTTGTATTTAATTCTAGTTATACTAGCAGTGGTGCTGGTAGTGGCACATATTTCCAAGCTGGCACTGAGATTTCTCTTTTTAAGTATATTGAAAGTTAATAAGGTTTCAATATAAATATTGATGTGATTTAAAATAAAAAGATACTCTCTGTTATGTATGTCAAAAATAAATGTTAATGGAATTGAAGCAGTCACAACTGATGGAGATTTAACAATTACGCCAAATGGGACAGGTATTCTTGAAGTAACGAATGTAGAAGATGATGGAATTTTAAAACTTAATGATTCACAAAAACAAAATAAAGTAAAAATTAAATCACCTAATGATACTGCTGCACAATCTTATACTCTGACTTTGCCATCAAATAACTTTGTACAGGATGGATATCTTCAAGTAAGCAGTATAACAGGAAGTGGAGCCACAGCTGTAGGGCAATTAGAATATGCAACCATAGCTGAGGCTGATATTAGTAATTTAAATGCAAGTAATTTAACATCAGGAACTGTTCCAAGTGCCAGATATAGTGGTGCAGGGTTATCACTAGTACAACGCAGTTATGTAAACACCAGTAATACTATTTCTCAGATAGATTTTACAAATTTAGAGTCTGATACTATGTATAAGTTGGTTGCACCATTTATTACTTTTGGGCCAGATACTAATAGTTCTCCCAGTCAATATTATACAGATCATATAAGAATGTATTGGATAGGTGATGATGGTAATGCTATGGTGGTTTATCAAGGAAAAACTTACAATTCTAGCGGTGGTTATAATTATTATCAAGACTATAATGCTTCAATAATTTATTGTAGTATGGCAAGTACAGCAGATAATCAATATCATTTTGAGGCAGAGATATATACAGGTGACGCAACTAATTCCTACATACCTTGGATGTATTTTCAAGGGATGACGTTTAACCTAAATAATAAAGCTGAAATTTATGCTACACAAAACCAAGATAGTTATTCAGCAAGAAGAATAGACCAAATAAGACTGACTGGAACTACTAGAACTTTTCAAGAAGATACTGAAATTATACTTTATAAATATGAGGAAACCTAATGTCAAAATTAAAAGTAGATAATTTAGAAGCTATTGATCAAAATGTGACCTTAATTCCTAAAGGCACTGGAGTCGTTAAAGTAAAAGGAGCTGGAGGTGCTGACGGAACAGTGCAACTTACCTCAGCTGACGGAACGAATGGAGTAAAAATAAAATCACCTCCTCACAGTGCTGGTCAAGATTACACGATGATTTTGCCTGATAATAACATCGAGACTGGGAAGTTTTTAAAAGTAAAAAGTGTGTCTGGAAGTGGAACTACTGCTACAGGACAGTTGGAATATGCATCAGTAAGTGAACCTGATCTTACTAATTTAAACGCAAGTAATTTCACATCAGGAACTGTTCCAAGTGCTAGGTTTCCATCGACTTTACCAGGATCTGTTGGAGCCTACGAGTTAGTTCAAAAACAAGAAGTCACACAAGATGGAGTTATTTCCGACATCTCTTTTAGTTTAACTGCAAATACATTATATTCAATAATGGGTAAACATATAAGTTCAAGTAACTATCAATATGTATTTCCTGATTTCAACTTTTATAATTCCTCAAATCAGAACATGAGCTTTAATTATTTAAAATTCTCTCATGCTGGTAGGAGTTCTGGTACTGGAGGTGTATATAGTGCAGATGGATTAAACATGGATACAGGAGTAAGTAGTCCCTCCATTCCAGATGTTATTTTTAGAATGCAATTAAGTGTTTTTCAACATGGCCCTTTTAATTTTTCAGGTGGTACAGGAGGTAAAAGTGGTTGTATGGGTATGATAAGAGCATTTAGTCTTGGATATGAAAATAATAATCTTTTTGAAGCTTACTTCAGGATAACTGGTAATACCATAACAGCACCAGCTGGAATACGTTTTCATTGGAATAATGATTCTAATGCTAAATTTAGTAATGGATCACAAATTTTAATGTACAAATACAATGTAAGTTAATTAAAAAATTACACAACTATAATATAAATATAGATTTATTTAGCTAAAAGGAAGACAGTTAATGTACAAAATGGTAGATGGACAAGTCATCAAAATGACAGATGAGGAAATTGCAGCGATGACTGGTAATTCTCCAACAGATAGTGAAAAACTTGCACAGCAATGGGAAGAGATACGTTCATTAAGAAATACTTTGTTAGCAGAATGCGATTGGAGAGCTAATACAGATGTTACATTATCAGACGATTGGAAAACCTATCGACAAGCATTGAGAGATGTTCCTACCCAAACTGATCCATATAAGATCACTTGGCCGACAGAACCAGGAGCATAAAATTAGACATTTTAAACTAGATATTATAAGTCAATTGATTTAAAATTATGTCAAGAATTAAAGTAGATGATATACGACATACTTCTAGTAGTAATGATTCAATAACATTCGCTTCAGATTCAAGTGTAAGTCTCAAACATAGTGGATCTGCAAAGTTAACAACAACATCTACTGGTGTAAGTGTTACTGGTGGTGTAAGTGTTACTGGATCAGTTGAAGATTCAAAAGGAAATTTACGTTCTATACCTAATAGAAACGAATCCTCGGCTTACACTCTTGTAGCTGCTGATGCTGGTAAATGTATAACAGCTGATAATGGTGTAACAGTACCAGCCAACGTGTTTGCTGCTGGTGATTTGGTTACTATTATCAATAATGCAACTTCAGATAAAACAATAACTCAAGGATCAGGATTAACAATGAGAAATACAGGTGATGATGGTACTACTGGAAACGTAAGTGTAAAACAATATTCAATGTCTACACTTCTTTTTATAAGCACAACTCTTTGTTATTTTTCCACTACTGCAAAAGCCTAAATTTTTGAGTTATGCCAACATCACAAATTTTGTTAGCAACAACTAAATCTTCTGCCATTCTTCCAGTTGTTCCCTTTAACCTTACATTAAATGGAATTTATACTTCAAACCCTAGGATTGGAGATACTACTTCGGAGCAAAATACTTGGTGGAGTACTCAAACTTATGATTCTCTTTTTTGTACTAACATTGGACAGCAATCATATCAGGGATTTTACGCATTTACAGCAGGAAAAAATGCTACTCTAACTGCAACAGTTAGTGGTGCATCAGGGTGGGCTCATACTAGAGGTAGATCAATAACTGCAACTTTTTCTATATCTGTAGGTGATCGAATTGTATTTTTTGCTGGCAAGTCTGGTAACACTGGAACAAACACTAATGAAGGAGGAGGTGGAGGAGCAAGTTGTTTAATGAAATATAGTACTTCACTTTCTAGTGATGCCGATTATGAAAATGGTTTTGTGCCTTTAATAATTGCAGCAGGAGGTGGAGGTGGGAGTGTAAATAATGGTTCACAAGCTAACGAATTAGCTTCTGCTGCACCACCATTATCAACTACGACAAGTAACACTGCTACTCAAATTATGGCTGTAAGAAACAATTTTTTTCCAAGTGCAAATTTAGTTGCTAAACAGGGCGGTGCCGGAAGAGATGATGCTGGTGGCGGTGGGTATATAGCACATACTGGAGGTAATGGCTGGGCAGGTCCATCTAGACATCACTTGACAGGAAATGCCACTAACATAAATCTTTCTGGCATAAATTACCCAGCTGAAGGTATAGCTTATGGTGCAAAGGGAAATATTAAACTAGATGCTAACAGTGGCGATGGTGGTTTTGGTGGTGGTGGATCAGATTATGGTGCCAATAGTTATGGTTCTGGTGGTGGCGGATATTATGGTGGCAATGAAAGTGTAGGAGCTAATAGTATGCTAAACAATGCTTACACTGCGTATACTTTTGTTGATGCTGCTGGTAATTCACACCAAACAGAAGGCGACATGAGACATGGTGCTTTATCTTTTGTACATAGTAGTGGAAGTAGTGTAACTGACAATGGACTCTATGGTGGTAGTTCTAGTTATGGTGCTACTACACTCTCTGGGCAACAACAAGGTAGAGTTTATTTATCATTTACATAGATATAAAATTAGTCATTTTAAACTAGAAATGGTATAAGAAAATTATTTTTAGATATGTCTTCAGTTAAGGTAGATAACATTAAGCATAGACTAAGTACTGATGATTCAGTATCACTCGCATCAGATTCAAGTGTTGCATTAAAACACAGTGGAAATCAGAAATTAGTCACCAGTTCAACAGGCGTTAGTGTAACTGGAACGTGTGCTGCAACTGCTTTTAGTGGTGATGGTTCAAATTTAACTAACATAGCATTACCAAGCACATTAACAGGATCGGCTAATCTTTCTGGTTTATTAAGAGAAGGTGTAAATATAACTGCTGGAAAGTTAAGTGATAATACAAATATTGATTTAGCAAATGGTATGGTGCATCTTTTTACTACAACAGAAACAACTACATCCACACCTAATATTAGATTTAATAGTTCTACTTCTCTCGACTCAAGTATGAGTGTTGGAGAGGCTATATCAGTAAATATTATCACGACTGCTGCAGCCGCTGCTTATTCTGCACAACTAACAATTGATGGTGCTGCGGTAACAGAGAATTGGGTTGGTGGAGCTGCACCTTCAGATGGTGGCTCAAGTGGTGTTGATATTTATTCTTATACAATTATCAAAACGGCATCAGCTACATTCACTGTCATTGGAAACCAAAGTAAAACATCATAATTAATGAAGCAAGATTTTTGGACATATCAAAAACCTTTGTCAATGACAGGTTTTGGTGGTGGTGCTACTTCACTTAGTTACGCTGGTGCTAGTTCTTCCATTGTCACCGATGGATTAGTACATTGGTTCGATTTTAGTGACACTAATTCCTATGGTAGTGGAACTGCACTAACAGATTTATCGGATGCTGGTAATAACATGACCTTCGTGAATGCACCTACTGTTATCAACAGCAGTTTTGGATCTGGTGGTCGTCACATAGAAATTCAGAGTAGTGGTTCTGGTGGTGATAAGTATGCTTACTATGGTACTAATTATTCAGATACTTTGACTGGAACTCAAGGCACTAATCCTTTTGCGATAGAAATGTGGGTGAACCTGAAAAATATAAGTGCAGAAACAGCTGTTTTTGGAGATATGATATCCACTATAAAATTTAACCCTGTAGCTGTTAGATATAAAAGATTTGAAATTTTTGTTTATCAGAATAGACTGAAAACACTTGGTATGAGTGGAAGCACTAACGTTAGTTATTTCCCTAGCGATCTAGTTACGGTTGGCAATAAGAATTACGCTGATGGAACCTATGCTGGTTGGGAACATATTGTAGCGACCAGAGAAGACACAAACACTAATGGTATGAAATATTATAGAAATGGTAGTTTAGTTGTACAAGATAATAATAGTATTAATTATAATGGACCCGATACGGCTGAGGGATACGGATTAAGTCAGGCTTTTTATAGACTAGGTTATGTCTTTGGCACATGCAAATTTGCGATCTTCAGAAGATATATTAATGGGTCTTTGACAGCAGCAGATGTACAAAAACATTATGATTTGGACAAAGCAAGATTTGGTCTATCTTGATTTAAGGTCTATAAAATTAGACATTTTAAACTAGATATAAAGTAATAGAAAATTTAGATGGCGTACATAGGGACAGAACCTAATTTCCTTAATCAGAATAGGGAGGTTGATGATATAAGCGGTAGTTTTAACGGAAGCACTACGACTTTTAACTTGCAAGTTTCTGGTCAAAATGTAAATCCAGAAAGTGTTAATAATGTTTTAGTTTCTGTTGGTGGTGTATTACAAAATCCAGGAACGGATTATACGATTAATGCAGCCACTATAGTTTTTACAACAGCTCCAGCAAGTGGCTTAGATTTTTGGGGGTTGGTATTAGGTGAATTAGTTAATACAGGAGTTGTATCTGACGGAACAGTGACAACAGCAAAAATTGCTGGACAGGCTGTCACTGCACCAAAGTTAGCTAACACTGCAGTCTCAGCAGGTTCTTACACAAATGCAGATATTACAGTTGATGCACAGGGAAGACTAACATCAGCTGCTTCTGGTTCCGCAGGAATTTCTGGTATCACTGTACAGGATGAAGGTAGTGCGTTATCTACAGCTGCAACTACTCTAGATTTTGTT